CCTTAAAACTTACAATACAAAATTAATGTTAAAAACACTAGGGATTCTCTAGTGTTTTTGGCATTGTAAAAATTATGAATTGAATTTTCATAAAATGATAGAGCTTGTTGTGCAATTTAACAAGACAACATTAATGAAATGACAACACGGGGAGGTACAAAATATGGCAAAAGCAAGTATTACAACGAAGTATTCATTGAGCGCAAATGGCATTCTGTCCATTACTGATAAAAATGTCGCTATTGAAAATCCTGATACTGGCGAGCTGATTGACTTAGTTGAACTGCTAAGTGATTTCGCCAATAGAACAGTGAAGCTAAGCGTCAATTATGATGAGGATTATGAGTAATAGATAGAAACGGGGGCAAAAAGATGGAACGAATAATGAAAAAAGAGGATTTAGTTGAGGAGTTATCAACTAGATGTGAATTTTATAAAAAGAACATGAGGCTTGTTGTTGACGAACTGGCAAATATTATTATTGAGCACTTTGAGACAGCGGAATTCGGTGCAGATAGTGAATTACATATAGCACCAGGAGTTGTGCTAGTTGGTAAAAGAAAGCCAGCAGGTGAAGCAAAAGATCCTCGTACTGGAGAAGTTGTTATTAGTCCAGAGAAAGTTATCCCCTCTGCAGTATTTAAACAATCTGTGAGATTGAAATTATACAAAAAGCCTAAGGGCTATAAAAAGAAAAAGAAGAAGGGGTAATTTATATGGTTGATAGCTTAAAGAGAATGGAAAACGAGAATGATGAGCAGTATTTTTATAGAATCTGCAGCATGAAAGAAACTCTAGGTTTTACATGGCCACAAATGGCAACTATCTTCAATGAAGAGTTTGGCTGTAATAAGGGAGATACTGCGTACAGAAAGCGTTGGAGTGCATTTAAGAGTGTTCTTGATGCTAACACTGATAAGATAGTTGGAGAAAATAAATATCTTGAAGAGTTAAAGACTGAGCGGAGAAAGATCGAGAAGGAGCGCAAAAAGCTTCAAACTGAAAAGCTTGAATATAATAAGTGGTTGCGTGAAGAGGCAAGAGATGAGTTAATTTGCGAGCATATTTGTCAAGCTATCAGAGAACTTCCTACTCTAGATATTCCTCCTGTTTTGTATTCTGCTGATGGCATTTTCAATAATGTAGATGCAGCTTTGATTATTTCAGACCAACATTATGGCGCAGAATTTACTATCAAAGGTTTGTTTGGCGAGACGTTAAATGAGTATAGCCCAGAAATATTTGAAGCAAGAATGTGGGATTTGTTAAACCAGGTTGTAAAAATTTGTGCAAAGGAGAACGTTAGTACTCTTCATGTTTATGATCTTGGCGACAGTGTAGATGGATTACTGAGAGTTAGTCAACTAATGAAGCTAAGATATGGTGTCATTGAATCTACAATTAGATATGGTCGCTTTATGACAGAGTGGTTAAATGAACTAACAAAATATGTAAAAGTAAAATTCCAAATGGTTACAGATGGCAATCATTCCCAGCTTAGAATGCTGGGCCAGCCTAAAAACACATTTAAGGACGAAAATATGTCTTATATTATTGCAGAAAAGTTTATGGACAGACTGGGAAATAATCCGAACTTCGAGTTCGTGCGGAATCCGTCTGGATACATTTTTGATGAATTGGCTGGTTATAGAGTTTTAGGCATCCATGGTGAAGTTAAGAATATGGAAGATGCTATTAAGAATTTCTCTGCTACATATAAAACCCCAATTGACATTTTAATTGGTGGTCATAAACACCATAAGGAAGTAGATAATGTTGGTGTTAGAGTTGACACTGTTAGCGTGCCATCTATTATTGGTGCCGATGATTATTCTATGTCACTAAATAAGACTGCCGATGCTGGTGCAACAATGCTATTTGTTGAAAGTGGCAAAGGTATTTCTATAGAATATAACATCAAGTTTGATGTTTAATATAGTCGGAATGGAGACTTTAAACCCATTCCAGTGATCGGATTAGAGATTTAAAACCTATTCGTGGTGTTCCGCCACCATTAAGTGCGGGACTGTAACGTATCGGGCTGGTCGAAAGACCCTGGTCCACCGAGCGACGTGGATATTCTGCGTCAAGTCTTGTCTGGGTGACTATAAACTTTACAGTAGGCGAAACGCCGCATGCTGCCCTGCGGGGTAACCAGAAAAGAGATGCTGGACGTAAGGGCCAGAGCGTCGTATAAGAGGACAGAAAACTCTTGTTGGGTAGGGGTTCACTCCCCTACTCTTTTTATTTTATAAAATACGAAATTTGAAAGGACAATGAAATTATGGAAAACATTAAGAAGGAATTTAAGCTAGTATTCAACAGTGGTGTAGCACGCAGACTATTAAAGATGGGTGTTAACATTGCTGATATTAAGGCAGATAGAGCAAATCCTGACAAGACTGTGTTCGTGTTCAAGAGAACTCCTGAGTTCGAGACTGCATTTGCACAGATTAATAAGGAAATTGCAGAAGCTAAGGCTGCAGAAGAAGTCCTATAATTGGACTTCTTTTTATTTATAAAACAAGGAAGGAGGTAGAGTATGGCAAGAAGTGCGGGAAAGAAAACTACTTCCACTAAAAAGACTACTGTTGTAGATGATAGAAAATATTTGTGTCCACATTGTTTAAAAGAAAAGAAAAAAAGTGAATTCTACATGTCTACTGACCCAAGAGTTTTAACTGGAATTACATCAATTTGTAAAGATTGTGTAAGAAAAATTGCATTGGCTTGGGATGATAATAGACAGGAGTTTGGTGCCTGTACTAAGAAAACGGTAATGGATGCATTGGAATATATTGACCGTCCATTTCTGGAAAGGCTGTGGGATTCTAGTTATGCTGAGTGGACAGATGATACAAGCCAAAAACGTAGAACAACAATATGGGATGCCTACATAAAGAATGTAGGAATGGTTCAATATCGTGGTCTGCGCTGGCGTGATGGAGATATATTTAACACATATGTTGAAGACGCAAAGCAAGTTGCTGCTTTAGAAAGTGGAAATAGAGAAGTGGCACAAACTTTGATTGGTAGTCAAGAAGTGGACAACGAGTGTGACAAGAACAGAAAAGACGTTATTCGTCTTCTTGGATATGATCCATTTGAAGGTGAGAAAATTGAAGATCAGCCATTACTCTACTCTCAGTTAATTGGATATTTGGATTCTGGTGGTGATGGCAACGATGATATTATGCGTACATCTTCTGCTATTACCATTGTTCGTGGTTTCTCACAACAGGCGAAAATTGATGATAAGATTGCAAAGGCTATGGCGAATACAAATGTGAACACAGCAGAACTCAAGACGCTGTTGGATGCTAAAAAGAATTTGAGCGCCACAATTTCACAGCTTGCCGAACAAAGTTGTTTGAGTCTAAAACACAATAAAAATGCCAGCAAGGGAGAAAACACTTGGACTGGTAAAATTAAAAAGCTAAGAGATATGGATTTGAGAGATGCTGAGGTTAATGGCTTTGATATAGGCACATGCCGTGGCATGCAACAAGTGCTTGATATTAGCGATGCTTCTATCATGAAGCAATTGGCGCTTGATGAATCTGAATGGTCAGATATGGTTGCAGAGCAGCGTCAGATGCTCACAAAAGTACAGAAGCAAAGAGATATTTATAGAGAAATTAATAGAGTTATTCTAAGAGAAAACTTAGATTTGAGAGATACTCTTGAAGAAAATGGTATGTTAGATGTGGGGAATCTTCAAAACTTAAAAGATTTATTTTCTCCTCTTGCTGAACTAGAAAACGAAAAGCAACAAGCCTCCGACGATGTTGAGGAGGATGATGCTGATGAATGATATTAAATTTAAAATCATTGAAAATATAGATGACGAGGATTTAATGTCAATATTTGATGATGACACTACGGTTTATGTAAAGCCAGGTGTCTTTGCAATGTCAGAGAGAAAGTTAGAGTCTCTTGTAAATATAGCAAGGATACAGAAATATTATCAATGTAATCCAGTTAGATTTATTGAAGACTTTTTTAATATAACATTACTTGATGCACAGGCATATATAGTGCAAAGAACTTGGAACTGTCCAAATGTACTTGTATTAGCAAGTCGTGCGTTTGGTAAGTCTACAGTTATTGACTTAATACTTATGAGCAAAGATATGCTGTTTTGTGATGTATGGACTTATATTGCTAGTGGTTCTGGATCTCAGGCAGAACAGACATTTATGACTCTTGAGCGTCTTGCAAATGATGGCATTGCAGAAATGAAAAATTCTACAGGCTATATTTTTAAACAAGAGATTGAGATTAAAAATGCAGCAGGAGATGGTTTTTCTCATGGTAGCGACGGATTTAAATATAGTTTATATAATGGGTCTTTTACGCAAACTCTAAACTCAAATATAGATAAAAAAAGAGGTATGCGTGGTAGTGTAGTTTTTGATGAATGTGGTTTCTTGTCAGAAGAAATGCTTGAAGTTTATGGTGCATTCGCTGCAGTTGATAAGGACTTTGCCACTGGTAAAGACAGAAATGGTAAAGCAATTGATCCTGTTAGATTAAGAACTTTTGCTACGAATATACCAAATCAAAAATTTTATATTAGCTCAGCTTCTAGTACAGACACAAAATATTATAGACTATATAGAGAATTTGCAAAAAAACAACTTATGGGTGATAGAGACTATTGTGTCGTTCAGGTAAGTTGTGATGTAGTGCTAAGACCGACAATTCGTGGCGAAGTTGTTAATGCGCTATTAAAAAGAAGTGATATTGAGACAGCACTTAAAACCAATCCTGAAAAGGCAAGACGAGAATATTATTGCGAATTTACTTCTGATGCGGGTAATGAGGCAATTATTCGTCGTGGCGTTATTACAAGAAATAGTGAGACTCGAATGCCATTATTATACAATGACACTAATGAGAAAAAGTTTGTTATTACGTTTGACCCTGCAAGAAGCAGAGATAATAGTATTATTACAGTAATGGAGTTATACTTTGAAAATAATGAATATAAAGGCCGTATCGTTAATTGTGTAAATATGATTGATATTAGCAATAAGCGTCGTGCTCCTATGCAGACACCAGATCAAGTTGATTATTTAAGGCAGCTTGTGCTTGATTATAATGGAGATGCTGCTGGTTATGGCAATATTGAATCGATTATGATAGATGCTGGTTCTGGCGGTGCGGGTAAAGTTATAGCTGATATGTTAATGCAAGATTGGGTTGATTCTAAGGGTAAAATACATCCTGGATTTATTGATAAAGAATTGGACAAGCAGCTTGGAACGGGGTATGCAAATAAGTATCCAAATGCTGTAGATAAGGTAAAACTTATTGAACCTAGTAAATACAAGTCTATTATGTACGAGTCTGCAATTGAAATGACAAATAGCGACTTGATAAGTTTTACTGCTGACTATGATAACAAGGGCTATTTGACATTGTTTTTGATGGATGACAAGGAATCTAAAAATGCACAAAAACAAATTGAAGAAAGGCTCAAAAAGGAAAATTTGCCTGATGACATTTATGCCATTAAGTTAAAAGAAGAGATGAAAAAATCTTCTGTGGTGAAAACTAAGATTGTCAAATTAGACCCATATCAAGAAATTGCATTGGCGAACATTGATGCACTCAAAGAAGAGCTTGTTAATATGAGACGTATAAAGCGTGAATCTGGAAAAGACTCGTTTGAGTTAATACCAGAAAAAGTTGGTCGTTTACATGATGACCGAGCCTACACGTATGTTATGTGTTCCTTCTATTTGCATGAAGTGCGCATGTCTAAAATTAGAAATAGGCAAAGGCCAGATTCGGATATGTTGGA